ATATCATAAAATCACCAGCACTGTTGGTTTTAACCGTGTATCTATAATATTTTTCATATACCTCTAAAACCTCTTCTCTTGTTAAAATATCTCTTTGGTCAGGGAATGTTCCTGTTGCTGCATGTCCTCCGTGTTGTTGTCTTGACGGTAATAAATTATACCTATAATTGTTTTCATCTTTATCACCAACTTCTTTATATGGGTAAAGTTTTGATATTACAGGGTCATTTTCATCTTGAGTTGTAAGGGGTATAAAAATAGAAACACGAGCGTTTCCAACACCAAAACCATTATTTGCGGTAACCCTACCACATACAACACCATAGTCAGAACAAATTGAGGTATAGATATCTTGTTGGCTGAATTTTAATGATAAAATTTCAAGCACATCAAAATCTTGTTTCAATTCTACCGTAATCTTTTGGTCTTTACCAATGTCAGTCGAAATTCTATGCTTTTGTATCATTCTTATAATAAATAGAAACTATGTGATTTTCTATTATTATAACGAAAAAACATTTTAAAAGGTAGTCGTCCCTAAAGTTTTAACCCTCACCTTAATGTCTTTATTTGGAAACCTGATTTGGAATATTTGATTTGATTTCATAAATATGATATTATCAGATTGTGCAATTTCTTTGGTTGTATTATCCTTATATGTCTGGGAAACTTGAGCGGACGAATATTCTCCACCTATTTTATTGTATACCCTAATTTCAATTACATTAATAACTCCAGATACACTACCAATTATTTTATTTAATGCTCCAACAAATAATGGGTCTCCCATTTTACGTTTAGTATAATCAAAATATGTAATAACATCATTAATAACCGTTTGAATGATATCTGTTTGATTAACATTTTTATCAATATTTAAATCAATTTCTAATCCTAAATCGATAACTTCTCCGCTTACAATATCAATATAGTCATTAATCATTTTATATTCGGAAAGATATGATAAAATGTTATTTTTTAATGTGTTAGATACGGTATCCGTTAAGTTACCCTTATCATCATATGATAACAATTTAATTCTAACCTTATTATCTTCCTCCATAACATTAACTTTAGCCGGCGCCCCGTATGTGGATGGCATCGTTTCAATTAATGATTTATAATCGTTTAACGTAACGGCTCTGTTTTGTGCTGCAAAATTGTAAGAAACCATATTACGAACCTCTTCAGTTGTTGGTTGGTCTGCACCACCTACCGCTGGTGTGATATTAATAACTCTTAATGATTGAACAACTTGTGAGTTTATTGTTGATACGGGGCCTGAAACTGTAAATTCAACATCATCTACACTTGTAATAACATTAACCCCTAAATTACTGTCTTTACCCCCACCAACACGATATTTCACGAATATAGTAGTATTAAGTTTTGGTGTAGAACCTAATGATAGATTATTAAGATAACTAGCCAAATTAACTTTCAATTGGCCTGTCATATAGTTATCTAAATTATCAAGTGGATTAACTGTTCCTGAACCAAAAGTTAATGAGAAATAATTTTCAGGTGTATATTCTGTTACAAATTTATTATTAACACCTAAGAAAGTTCCTGCTGTAAAGTTATTAGTATCGGATACCGCACTTGGGTCTGGTATAAACACTTTATCTTGCATTAAAGATTTTACTTCATACCATTTATTTGTAGGACTATTAAATTCATTTGATGTTGGATTACTAGCAAAATTGGTTCCGTCTTTATGTATAATTGATGTTACACCTAAAACATTTTGTTCGGGTAAGTATAATTTTAAAAATGGTTTTTGGTCAATTTGATTTATAACCCTTCTATATATTTTAGTAATACCGTTTACAACCGGTTCTCTCTTTGTGATTGTATATGATAATAATCTGTTATTTGCATCAAAATTTGGTATTTTTAATCTATTAGGTTCCCCCTTCTTATTGAATGGGATTGAAAAATCTATGTCGTCTATTGTTTCAAATATTTGACCTCCACCTGAAACCTGAGCACCACCTTTTAATAAACCCAAATATCTTGTATCTTCTTTATCACCTCTCACCGGTACGGTTATTGAAAAATCACACAATGCAACAGATGGTCTAACACCTGGTATTTTTAAACCATATGTCTTAGCTATATGATATAATGACTGTCTTTGTTGAGCAAAATCCAACATGGTTTCTTGCCAAACTCTATCTATGTGAAAATGTAGATTATCTGCAACTGCAGCATTGATATCCAATAACACCGAATAAACTGATGCGTCATTAAAATTCTTAACTAAGTCAGGATAATAATTTTTAGTTAGTGTTACCAATTCATTTCTTAATCCTTGAAAATCTCTTGTTGCGTATGATATTTGTTTGCTCATTTTATATGTTTAAAATTATAAAGTCAGATGTAGAAAATGAACCATTATTTACGGTGTAATCTATTTTAACCACCGCTGTATATGGTTTTGTTGATTCCTCAGAAACTCTATATAATCTTTCGTCTTCTGCTTGATTGGAACTTCTACGTTTATCAGGGTCATCTTCGGCTGACATTATTGATATTGAATTAATCTCTAAATTTGGTATGTATTTTTTAACACCTTCTCTTATTTCTTCTTCAATTAAATTATGTGTAACAAAATCGTTCTGTTCAAAAATGAATTCATACATTCTAGTTCCAAAATCTGGTAAATAATACCTACTACCTTTTCTTGTTAAAATAAGGTGTATTAGGTTAGCCCTAATCTCTTTTTCAGGGACTTCTGTCATATTCAGATAATCTCCCTTTAAACTGTCTCTAAATGGATAATCGATACCGTATGTTACTGCCATATTCAATAAATATAAACAAACACAAAATGGTTATGTATATAGTTTTAATAAAAAAACCAAGATTTGAGTCTTGGTTTCTAAATTTTACTAATTTGTCTGTTCGTTTATCAATCCAACATATTTGGATTTTGCGGCTAAACCAATTATTCTATCGACCTCCACACCATCTTTTATTAAGATGACTGTTGGGACGGACCTTATTTCGTATTTTGTTGCCTCTTCATAATCATCATCAACATCATGTTCTGTAAATAAAACATTATTAAATTGTGACTTTATTTCAGTTAATATAGGTGCTAATGCTCTACACGGGCCACACCAAGAAGCCCCAAATTTTTTTACCTCTACCATTTTCTTTTTTTATAAATATCCCACTTATGCTTCACAGCTTACACAATCTGGATTCATCGCTTGTTGTGCAATGTCACCTCTTAATACCGATTCAGTTCTCATATAATATAGTGTCTTAACACCTTGTTTCCACGCCTCTAAATGAACTTGATTTACCCATTTTGGTTCAGCAACTGCAGGGAAAGCTAAATTTAATGAAACTGATTGATCGATATATTGTTGTCTAATACCAGCTTGTCTAATTAAATCTAATTGATTAATTTCTTTAAATGTTTTAAATACATCTCTAATTGGAACCATTTTATATTTATTCACTTCTTCAACGTCTTTAACTTCAACCACTTTTGAATCAATAAAACAATAATCGTCCAAGAAATCTAATCCTAATACTGAACCACCGTCAGATAAAATTTGGTCCCATACCTCTTTTGTATTTTTACCCATTTTACGTAATACTCTTTCCAATTCAGGATTTTTACGAATAAAAGTTCCTTTTAATGTTTGTTCAGTGAATACATTTGCCGCCCATGGCTCAATACCACTACTTACATTACCACTCAATTTAGAGTTTGATACTGTAGGTGCCACTGCTCTTAGGTGTGTATTCCTCATACCAAAATCTTTACACCATAATGGTTCTCCAAGTTCTTTTGCCATATCTCTACTTGCTCTTTCAGATTCAATCTTGATTTGAGAAAATATTTTACGAGTTTCAAATTGTGCCGGTAACCCTTCAAATGGAATACCTTTTTGTTGTAGGTATGTGTGCCATCCTAATACACCTAAACCAAGTGCTCTTCCTCTTTCAGCCGAACGAATCGCATTTTCAAAACCTCTCATATTTTTTGCTCTTTGAATAAACTCTTCTAAAACACCATCTAAGAATTGAGTTGATGTATAAACCAAATCCGTATCTTTCCATTCATCATACTTTGATAAGTTCAAAGAACTTAAACAACAAACAAATGAATGTTGTTCATCAGTATGTAAAACAATTTCGGAACATATATTAGTCATGTGAACTTTCAATCCATTCTTCTTATACATTTCAGGATTTGCTTTGTTTACATTACCCTTGAACATAATATAAGGTTCTCCTGTTGCCTTTCTTTTTTGTAATAACTTCCCCCATTTTCTACGAGCTTCACTATCACCTTCCTCTAACTTCTTCATAAACTTATCACTAACCACAACACACTGATGTAAGTTAAGTGATTGACGATTCACATCACCTTTTGGTTCCCTAACTTCTAAAAAATCTTCAAAGTCTTTATGTTCAATCTTAATATTAACTGAAGCTGCACCTCTACGAACTGAACCTTGATTGGTTGCAAGAATAGTTGAGTCATAAATTTTAATAAATGGAACTACACCATCTGAAGTTCCGTTACCTGTAATTTTAGCGCCAGCTGGTCTAATCATGTTAATACCAACTCCAACACCACCTCCATGTTTTGCAAGTAACATTAATTCTAAATTTTTATTACCAATTTCAAAAATACTATCACCAACATCAATACCAAAACATGAGATTGGTAAACCTCTGTCTGTTCCTGTATTTGATAATACAGGTGTTGCCAAACATAACCAACCTTTCCAAATGTAATCGAAAAATTTTGTTGCTAACGCCGGTTTACCTAATCTTTTGGCAACAGTTGTTGCAACTCTCCAATACGCATCTTTTGGTTTTTCACCTTCTTGTAAATAACCTTTTGAAATAGTTTTAACATATATTTCTGTGTTTGCCCATTCAGGGTAGTCGACACCAATTTCCCACCCGAGTTCTTCTCCGTAGTATTTCATAATCTATTTAATTTTTTTTTAAAATATATCGTCCCAATTTTCTCCTTCACCGGCCTTACTATAATCAGTAGGTCTCATCGCGAAGAAATCCGTATGTGTAACGCCACCAGTCAAATGATAAAACCAATCTAATTCGAATGCTTTCTTTTCGTTAAAATCAAAGTAGTCATCTCCACCTTTTATTGGATTATACCCTAATTCTCTTAATTTCTCATTAACTCTTTTTGTAATAAATTCTTTTAAATCATTCTTTTTAAGATTCTCTAAATCACCCATTTCAAATATTTTATCTATGAATTTATGTTCTAAATCCATAATAATTTTTGCGGCATCATAGATATCAGATTTCGCTTCTTCTAATAATTCAGAAAAATCTGCACACATATGTCTAAATAATTGACATCCCATTTTAGAATGTAACGATTCATCCCTTACACTCCATTTCATTTGTTGTCCAATTCCTTTCAATAGATTTCTCATTTGAAAAGAATATAATACGGCGAATGATGAATATAATGCTACACCTTCCGAAAATGCGGAAAAAATAGCAAGTGAACGAGCAACCTCAACTCTAGCTTTATGATTTGTTTGTAAATCTTTAGGTGACCAATCTGCAGTTGTGTTTGTTAGTAATTCAAATCTTTCCTTCATAACCTCATCATGCATAAATCCTGCAAAGTCATCTAATCCTAATGTTTCATTAAGATATGAATATGCAACTGAATGAATCGTTTCTTGTGAACCAAATGCCAT